CCTCAAGATAAGGCCAGTTGTTGGTGTTGGCCGTCTTCCACTTTTCTTCGTAGCCCTCAAATTGACCACCGTAGCCGATGAACGGTGCCTTGGGGGCCAGCGCCAGCATCTCGGCTTCCTGCGACACCCAGTAGTTGTACATCCGCTGGGCGTCTTTGGCGTTGCGCACCAAGCCCGACACGTACAAGCGGCCATCGACCTCGAATTCGTTGCCGACAATGCGGATCACAGGGATGTACTTGCCCGCCCACTCGCGTTCCTCAAGAATCTCGTACCCGTTGATCTTGCAGTACTTGATTCGCGGGCGATCTGACTCACGGGACCGCTTGGGCTTGCCGTAAATCTGCCGAAGTTGCTTATCTTCCGGAGTGCCCTCAAACGCCGTAGTGTTGCCGGGGTACAAATTCAGCGTAGCACGGTCATAGTCAACGTAGTAGTAGTCCGCAATGCGGATGGTGTCTTCGTTGAGCCAGTTGGAGATCGACTGGTCACCCACACCCAGCGACTGGAGGGTGGTGATGGGCGCTGCATCGGGGTACATGCGCTCATAGTCTTCTTTGGTCACGTCTTCCGTGATAAAGCAGTATTTGGCATCCGCACCCGTTGGGTCTTGGATCATGGGGTCCATGTAGACCGAAAAACTGTTGCGAATTCGGCCAATCTTGATGTCTTGGTCGAATGTGTTGTCGTCGCAGTACTCGGTCAGCAGGCGAATGTAGCCCTCGCCGTAGGCCACTTGGTTCTCGCAAGCGGTGTCGTATGCCACGTCAGCGTCCGACATGTACTCGATGTGGCGAATCATGCCGTTGAACACCTCGGCCACCTGCACATCGGCTTTGTCGTCCACCGGAATCACTTTGGCACCAGGGCGATTTTGCCGCTGGTCGTTGGTGACTTGGCGCACGTGCTGCGGCAGCTTGTTGATGGTCAAGCATGGGCGAGCGTTGATGGTCTGACCCTGCACCGCGCCACGGGTAGCCAGCACATCGGCAGGCCACTGCCAGTGGTTGTCCGGGCTTCCGGCGTAGAACTTCAGGTCGTCAATCTCGTCTTCACGCGACTCGGACAGTGCCGACATGGCAAGATCAAGGCGGGCCCGCGCCTGCGCCAAGATGCCCGACTTGCTTTTGTCGGGTTTGCCGCCTTGGGAAACATACCCTGCGGCTGCGATGCCGGTTGGATCAGCCATTATTTGCCTTTTTTGGCCGGTTTAGCCGTTTTAGCCGACTCTTTAAAGTCTTTGGCCGTGGGTGCGTTTTTGCTGCCCACTTTGTTCATCTTTTCGCCAGAACCGGCCTTGATGCGGGCTTGCTTGGCGTGAATGTTTGCATAGAGTCCGGGTTTGGTAGCCATGATTTAACACTTCCATCGTTTAAGCGCCGCTTTGGCGCGTTCGCCGTCTTTGGCATTAGCCGCAACGGCACCCATTCTTGCGCAAAATGAATCTTTGCGGCCCTGATCTGCTTTGGTTTTGGGGTTGGGCGCAGGTGCTTTGAGGTTCGAGCCAGTCTCGCGGTTGTACTTCGCGCGCCCCTTGGCCGTCAAGCCTGCACCCTTGGATGCAGGCAGCTTCTCGCCGCGTCCTACGCTCAACGACACACTTTTCTTTGTAGCCATTATGACCCCATCCAAGAAGATGATACAGCGCCTCGATCTCTGCTGACCGTGCGCGTGGTGTTGCGGGAATTGTACTCTCCACGGCTTGCAACCGGGTATGAGAATGTCAGCGCGATGGCATCGGCAGCGTCTGGTGACGCCAGGCCACGAGCTTTCATGTCTTTTTTCGACTCCAAGAAGATCGAGCCTTTGGAGTCGGGCTTCATCATAGGCGAGATCAGGTCAGTTTTCAAGAACCTGTCGTTGGGGATGCTGGCCGACTTGAGCCAGTCCCGCATGTCGCCCCAAATTTGCGCCCTCATGTTGCCGTACATGGCTGGGTTGCGTGATTTCCAGCCAAAGTTGACGCCTTTGATCTTGTAACGCTGCTCTTTCAGCCGATCCACGATACCCGCCCCTAGCCCACCCTCGTCAATGAACACCATTGCAGGCTTGAACTCCTCAATGGCCTCAATGACGTGCCCCACCACGGTCATGGTGTCGTCGCCTCGGTGCCGGATGATGCGCACAATGTCCCGCCCTTGCCTGACGGCCAGCACCGTGGCGTCCGCCCCGAACCGTGCCGGGTCTACCCCGATCACGATTGGTGCGCTTGGGTCTTTGTACTGTGGCCGCTTCATGGCGTCGTCCACCACCAGGCTGGAGATAAACTGGTCGTCGCCAGCGTTTGGAAACTCGCCGTAAACCTCGACGTGCGCTTGGCCAGAGTCCGGCCCGTATTCATCAATGATCTGCTGGTAAACCTGCTTGTCCGTACCTTCTACTGTACGGGCGTCCACCACCTTGGTCTGCCAGAACTCACGCTTGCTGTGAAATGTCTCGTAGAAGTAGCCCGTGTTGCGCCGTGGGTTGGAAAACGCCAACCAGAACCGGTTTGGGGTGTTCTCCGTAAAGAAACCAGCAGTCACCGCCCAGATGGCGTCGTCAATACCGCTGGCCTCGTCAAAGATTACCATCACACCGTCAAAGTTGTGAACACCGGCATACGCATCAGGATTTTCCGCTGACCACAGCCGACCCTCAACACCCCAGTAACGTGTGCCTTTCTTCAGGTCGCGCTCGACCAGCTCGGTCAGCCACTTGGCGGGCATCAGCCTGGTGGCAGAGACTTCGAACCAATGTGAGTTGAGCGACATGGCTAACCACTTGGTAATCTCGGCCCATGTAATTGAGCGGAGCTGGGACTCTGAGTTGGCTGACACGATGGTGGTCGAGCCGATGCGGGTGGACAGCATCCAGATCACAATCCAACTGACCAACGCCGACTTGCCAATACCTCGCCCTGATGAGACTGCGTGGCGTAGGGTGTTGAAGTCCAGCTTGCCTTTGTTCTGTTTGATGTGCTCGCCGATGAGCTGGAGCACCTCGCGCTGCCACTTGCGTGGGCCTGTGAAGTGTTCCAGTGGCGTGCCCTTGACGCCCCACGGGAACGTGTACAGCACAAACGCCAGTGGGTTGTCCTTGTACTGTGGCGACCACAGCCGCGCCATCAACTCTTGTTCGTCTTCGGCCGAATAGATGGTGGTTTGCATTAGGCGCTTTGTTTATGTGGGGCCAGACGCGCTTGCAACGCTTGTGTCGGCTTGTGCGGGATTACGTCGATCACGTCCGCTGCTCTGCGCTCGGCTTCAGCCAAGGCACCCAAGATGCTGATCTGTTGGTTAACGTCTACTGTGATGGCTTGCTTGGCTACCCAGCCGTGGACGTTTTGCAAGATAGCCAGCGCCGCCTTGGCGTCGCCTTCTTCAGCGGCTTTGTGCAACTGCTGGGACGCTAGGCGCTCCCCGTCGGCGCGGCCTTTTTGTTCGGCCAACTGCGCCACTCTATCTAACTCGCACAACTGCCTATACGCCGTGGGCACCATGCCAGCAGCTAGCGCCAGGTTGTCGCCCTTCAACCCGAGCTTGGCGGCGTCGTAGATGCGGTTAAGCACCGCCTCAGTGGCGCGCACTTCATTGATGACAAGTGGCAGTGAATGAAAACTCATATGTATATGGCCGCGTGAATGCGTGCTGCATGTTATATCAAAAAATAAAAATTGTCTGCGGACGCTACGTTACCGTTGGCCCATCCGCTCGGCCCTACCCCCCTCCCCCCTTTGCTCCTGGCCGCGTGGGTCATGCGGACTGCCCACGGCAGGCAGCTGACCCCTGCTTGCCTTGTGGACAATGTGGACAGTCCACATCTACATCACACGGCTGTTTTGTGGACAATGTGGACAATCGGCCGTCAGACTGTCCACAATGTCCACAGTGCGCGGAGCGTGGATGCGCGGAGCTAATTGTGGACACTGTGGACCGTTTGGACAGGCAGTTTAAATCGCTCTACCCTGTTTGCTTAAAAAATAGGCAGTTATTTACTGTAAACAGAACACCCAATAGTCCACAATGTCCACAAACAGCCCAAACCCGCATGAATAGGGGCTCACCACGTGGACACGGCCGGCGCTTTTCCCCCGTCCACAATCAATCCACCGCGTCCACAAACCCAAAAGCTGTCGCATACGTGACAAAAAAACCTTTACAGTAGGCAAAATATCTTTTACACTCGGGTTTCCCTAACGGGAACAACAAACCACTGTATAAGGCCCACGAAATGAACAAAGCAAACACCCGTGAAATAAACAAAGCGCTCGCATGGATCGCCACCGGCAACGCCAGCGCGATTGATATTGCCTGCCGGACCTTGGCCACAATTCAGCGCGCCGGTACCGCCAGCGACACAAAAACGATTCTGGCGATCATTAAAGAAAACAAGCTCTCACATAAGTTCTACACCGAAAACCATTGCTTGATGGCCATCGACTAACCAAACCACGGGGACCACGGTCCCCAACTAAAGGAACAAACCCCATGAAAGACACTCTTAAAGACATCGCCCTGGCCGTCGCTATCGGCCTGGCCCTGGCCGCGCTGGCGCTGGATTACTTCGACGTGCTCACAAAATAAGGACCGACATCATGAATAAATTAACTCAAGCCATCGCCCAAGCCTGGCCGCGTATTAGCGTCATGAATGCGAGCTATGAATCAACGCAACGCAAAACCTGGAGATAACGACATGATCGAATTCACACCAATTACATCGGAAACACATCCAGAGCTCTTTAGAGCGATGGACGAAGCCGCCCAAGAGTTTTGGGCATATCCACCAGTAGAGTGGCAGGATGCTTTCATTGACGCATGGCTTAGCAAGGGCAAGGAGCCCACAGCATGATCACAATCCAACACGGCCGCGCGTCATTCACGGTCAAACCCGAAAACGCGCCAGCGATCCACGATTTGCTGGCCACAATCGATAAATCAAAAGGCAAGCGCGGAGCTAAGCTCGAGCGGCCGAAGGGCATCGATAAGCACAACAGCAGCAAGCGCGATTATCCGCGTTTTAACCCTGAATGCATGCTGACGTCCGATTATGTGACCGCCTACACCGCGTTAAATCACGCACGCCTGCACCTGGTGCCTTGCGCGATTGAACCGGCCACCAATCGCACGCCTGAGGGCTATAACCCGCATAGCCCGCTATGCGTGGAGGAACCTATCGAATGACGGCCGCGCTTGCAATTTTGGTGGCTGCGCTATTGGCGGCGCTGCTTAACTTATAAAAAGGGCCCTGCTGGGCCCTTTTTATTTGACCAGTCGCACGGTGGCTGGCGGCGTCGTTTCGACCATGTCGCGCAGCTCAGACCGGCTCATGTCCACCATCTCAGGGGCGCAGAAAATATGCTTCTTTGTGTCATAGCGGCGAGACTTCAGGCGGCCACAGTCAACCCAACCGGCCTCTTTCAGGGCGTGCAACAGCGCGCCTTGAACGACTTTAACGGCACCAGGCGCGGACCCTTGCAGGCGGTCGCAAAGGGCGTGCCAGGGCGCGCCCACCACGCCTTTGGAAAACTCGCCCAGGCGGTTACGCATCAGCTCAACCAGGAACGATTCAGCGCCAGACATGCCAGCCTCAACCATGATGGCCTTGGCCTCGGTCATCATGGGGGGCTGGCCAGGGTTAAACGCGGACACGTCACGCTGATGTAACCATGAGGACACGCAGGCCATGCCCCCGGACTTGTACCAGGCCCACAGGCCCACCGACTCGGTCGAGGACATGCGGCCGGCGTCAGACCAGA